TGAACATTCCTAACGAAGATAACGCTAGAAGTTATCCTGTGGCTCCAGGCAATAGTGTTATTTTTAAAGACGAAAATGCACCTTACATCTACACAAAGACGATGGGATTTTCTCAATTCGATAAGCCTGTATTTGAAAAATATAGACTTGTTAAAGAGGAAGATGAGATGACGCAGGAACATGAGGATACTTCTATTGTCGATGAACTTAAAAATGAGATTGCGTCATTGAAAAGTGAAATTGAGTCAATCAAAAAGAAGATAGCACCCAAGACTGTTAAGCGTATTATGAAGGAAATAGAGGTGGATGACGATGATACCGAATAGTATATTACAGGCAATAGGAATAATAAATCCTAAAATGAATGTGCAAAACATGCAGGGTATTAGTACACCTGATGAGATGGCTCAATACCTGCTTAATTCAGGTATGGTTAACCAAAATCAAGTTAATCAGGCAAGACAGATGTGGAATCAACAACCTAATATAAGACAAATGGTTGCTGATAAGTTTAAATTTTAGATATTAAGAGCGCACTTAATATAAACGGACTATTCGCTTAAGAGAGTAGCCCCTAACCTACAAAAATTTATAGGAGGAAAAGAAATGGCTTTAACAGACAACGGAAATGGCATGTATATGCCTGTAGCGCCTGCTTATGGTTACGGCGGTGGTAATGGCTTTGGCGGTTTCGGTGGTGATTGGGGATGGATTGTTCTCCTTCTCTTACTCGCTGGCGGAGGCTGGGGTAACGGCTTCGGTGGTGGATTTGGCGGAGGCTATGACTTCCCTTGGATTCTCAACGGTCAGCAAGGAATCAATACCAATACAAACAACGGCTTCAGAGACCAGATGATTAATGACAACATTACATCTGTAAGAGATGCTCTGGCTGCCCTTGCTACACAACTTTGTGGTTGTTGCGGTGATATTCAGATGTCACTTGCAAACGGCTTTGCAGGCGTAGAGCAGGGAGCAAACACAAGACAGGTTGCTAACATGCAACAGGCATTCGCTGCCCAAACTGCTATGTCACAAGGTTTCAATAGCGTTCAGTCACAGTTGGCTCAATGTTGCTGTGATAACAGACTTGCTACTAATGACCTTAAGTACACCATCGCTACTGAGGCTTGTGCTGATAGGGCTGCAGGTACTGCTAATACTCAAGCAATTCTTGACAAACTTTGCCAGCTTGAACTTGATGGCTACAAGAGAGAAAACGACAACCTTAGAAGTCAGTTGAACATGGCTACATTACGTGAGTCCCAGACTGCTCAGAATGCATTTATTTCTCAGGGATTTGCTAATGAGGTAGACCAGTTATATAACAGACTGAATAATTGTCCTGTTCCCTCTACACCTGTATATGGTAGAACTCCCATCTTCACCTGCAACAACAATGGTTGCGGATGTGGATGTAACGGTTCTTTCTAGGAGGTGAGACTATGGCAGAATATTTAGCCAATGCAGTACAGAATGTTGCTTTGAACAATCCTGTACTATTCACGGCTTCTATTCCTTGTAACAAAGGTTATGTCTATCACGAAGATGAGACCGGAATTTTTATTCTACGTGGTTGCACCAATAACTGTTTTGCTAGATATCAGGTTACGTTCAACGGAAATATTGCTATACCTACAGATGGTGCTGTTGGTCCTATATCAATTGTGCTTACTGTAAACGGTGAGCCTAGACTCACTAGTAGAGCAATATTTGTTCCTGCTGCCGTAGATACCTATGGCAATGTGACCAGCACCGCTATTATAACTGTTCCTAAAGGATGTTGCTTTAGCCTGTCAGTACGTTATATAGACGCTACTACAGATGATGCGGCAACAGTACCTACACCAGTTATTGAGGTGCAGAATGCAAACCTTGTTATTGATAGAATAGCCTAGAAAGGAGGAAGTTAGAATGCAGGCATTATACGATATGTGTGAGATGCTTGATGATGAACTTAAGGAGATAGTTAAGAAAGGTGATATTTCACCCACTGAACTTGACCGTGCTTATAAAGCAGTTGACATCATCAAGGACATTAAGACAATCGAAGCGATGGAAGATTATTCCTATGATGACTATTCAAGACGTAACTCCTATGACGGAGATAATATGAGTTATAATATGTCTCGTGATATGAGCAATGCTCGTAGAGGACGTGATGGCGACGGTGATGGTCGTTATAGTGAAGATGCTAGTTATCGTAGAGGTGGCCGTGGCAGATATAGCCGTGAAGGTTCATACAATAGTTATGAGCAAGGTTATAGCGGACACGATGATAAACAGCAGATGCTCCAGAAAATTGAGCAGATGAAAAAGCAGATTGAAAACATGTAATGCAATCGAGGGAGTAGAAATACTCCCTCATTGTATTGGGAGAAAATTATGGATATTGAAATTATAAATAATACAATTGCGGAATTAGAAAATAGAGAAAGACTTAGCATGGAAAATGTCATCAATTTGGCTAGTCTTTATACAATACGGGACCATCAATCAGCAGACAATGTAACAGATGAACTATACGATATTTTACCTGCATATTCAAGTTATGTGCAAGTTAAAAGGGATTATCAATTAGGTAAAACTTCTGAAGGTGATGTAATACGACATATGAAATTACTGTGTGAGGAAATAAGTGAATTTCTTCTTATATTATATAAAAGTGCTGAAATGTGTAAGGAACGAAAGTTATTAACTGAGACAGTATGCTCAATTTTAGAACATTATACAACATAATTATTGACTTTTTATCATAAACGTGTTATAGTATATTTAGAAAATAAGCGAGAAAGGAGGTTAATCATGATAAATTTTAGGATTGCAAAGTCTATAAAGTGTAATGGTGATTGCTCTATCTTTATTACCTTCAACTATAATTCTGAAATTGTTACGACAATAAAAGAATTATGTCAGGAGAGATTTTATAATAAAGATAAGCGAGAGTGGGAAGTACCTTATAGGTATGTAGATGAGTTGTACACAAACCTTAAAATCGTTGACACAGTTAATGTGATTGAGGAATTTATACCCGAAGTGAAAACTCATATTGAATTACCGCCCACTTTTCAATATAAGACAGAACCCTATAAGCACCAGAAAGTTGGCGTAGATTATGGCTTACAACTTGACAGATGGCTACTTGGCGATGAACAGGGCTTAGGTAAGACAAAGCAAGTCATTGATATTGCTGTAGCCAGAAAACAACTTTATGGATATAAGCATTGTCTTATTGTGTGCGGTGTAAATTCTCTTAAGTGGAACTGGCGTAATGAAGTCTACACACATTCTAATGAAGAAGCACATATTTTAGGTCAGAGATATCAGAAGAATGGTGAGTTAGTTGTAAAGGGTAGTAAAGAGAAAATCGAAGATTTAGATTTACTGCTCGAAAATGACTTAAATTCGTACTTTATTATAACGAACGTAGAATCTTTGCGTAATGATGAAATAGTGTCTAGGATTGTCAATTTGACTGCTCAAAATAGCATTCAGATGATTGCAGTAGATGAAATTCATAAAACTAAAGATGCACAGTCACAGCAGGCTAAGGGATTATTAAAAATTCATGCTGATTGTGAAATTGCTATGACAGGTACACCTCTCATGAATACACCTTTAGATTTGTATATAATCTTTAAGTGGTTGGGATATGAGAAGCATTCATTTTATCAGTTCAGAAATCACCATTGTGTGATGGGCGGATTTGGCGGTTATGAGATTATAGGCTATAAGAATCTTGATGAGTTAGAGGATAGACTCAAAGATATAATGCTTAGACGTAGAAAAGAGGAAGTATTAGACTTACCTGAGAAAACATACGTTGATGAGTATGTAGATATGACACCTAAGCAGAAACTTATCTATGATGAAGTTACGGCAGCCATTAAGATGAATATAGACCAAATTTCTATTGCACCTAATCCACTTGCAGAACTTATAAGAATGCGTCAAGCAACAGGCTATACTGGTATTCTTTCAAGTACAGTCCAAGAATCAGCCAAACTTGACAGAATGGAAGAGATTGTGGATGATGCTATAAGCAATGGTCGTAAAGTAGTTATCTTCTCAAACTGGACACAGATTACGGATGTCATATATACGAGGTTATGTAGGAAGTATAAAGTTGGTCAGATTACAGGTGAGACTAAAGATTCCGACAGACAAGATATTGTTCTTAGATTTCAAGATACCGAAATCAATGCAATATTGCACGATAGAACATATGATGGATTAGATATAATCATCGGCACTATTGGTGCAATGGGTACTGGATTAACATTGACAGCAGGTACAGTTGAGTTATTCTTGGACCACCCTTGGAATAGAGCCCTTTATGACCAAGCAGTTGATAGATGCCATCGTATTGGTCAAAGCAATAATGTTACAATATATAATCTCATGTGCAAGAATACCATTGACGAGAGGATATGGGCTCTTGTAAATGAGAAAGGCGAACTTTCAGATACAATTGTCGATGGTAAACCTACGAGAAATAAGATGGAACTTCTTGAATATCTTTTAAGTTAGGAGGTGAAAGCATGGCAGAGAAACTTTTAAAAATTGAGGAAGTAGCACTGTTCTTAAATGTATCAACCCAAACTTTAAATATCTGGTACAGATGGGCTAGAGAGAATCCTGACAATGAGTTAGCAAAACTCTTACCTAAGTATCAGCAATCTGGTAATCGTCAGACTAGATATTGGAAACAAGCAGATGTATGGAAATTACTTGAATTTAGAAACTCGATTCCAAGAGGACGTGGTGGAATTATGGGTGAAATAACACAACGCCGAAAGAAGTAGGAGGAAGAAATGACAAGAGAACAGGAATTAAATGATTTAATTGAGGCTTATGGCCTTAATAAAGCAGAGTTAGATAGTTATAAGGCTTTGTGTGATAAGGAGAATACTGAAATTAAAAATATCATGGCTGAGGCTGATATTCAGAAGTTCAATTCTTCTTCTTACACGGCCACATATTCTATTCAGCATAGAACTACAATGAATGAGGATAAGGTAATAGGAGTTATTCGTACTCACGACTTACCCGACTCTTTAGGTATAATCAAAGTGCGAGAATACATCGATGAGGATGCCTTAGAGTCAGCAATCTATAAAGGTCTTATACCGGATGCAATTGTGAAAGAAATTGGTGAGTGTATGACAGTGAAAGAAATACCTACATTAAAACTTTCAAAGAAGAAAGGAGAATAGTATGTATATTAATCCATTCGTAGCAGGCGTACTTGTAACACTTGCAGTAGAACTTATTGTACTTGTAGTTTACGCAACATATAAAGGAAGAAAAGGAGAATAATCATGTACGAGAGCAAAGCAAAGACAACCGAAATCACAGCAACATCAAGAGCCAGCATTAAGGTAAGGGATAATTTTTATACTGTCGAGTTTTCAGAGACAAGAAGCATTCCTGATACAGATGATGTTGACCTCAATCAGGAAAGAAATATTCTTTGGGATGAGGTAAATGCGACTGTGGATTCGCAGTGTGCAAGTATTATCGAAACTTTTAAATAGTTTCCACTTTACAACCACACGACTATAGTGTATCATAATAGTACAACTACATATGTAGTTACGACTTGTTGAGTTACGCCCGGCTCGATGAGCATGAATGTAACTCGACAACAAGTCAAGAAAGTAAGGCTTACAGAATGCGGGGCGTCGCAGTTTGTAAGCCTTTACATTTTCTCTATGGAGGTTAGTATGGAAGAATTATCTAAAGCGTTAGCCTCAAATGGCTTTATACAGGTAAATAAAACATTAATTAAAAATTTAGGTTTACATGAAGCAGTAATGATAGGTGAGTTATGTGCTGAATACAATTACTATGAGAGAAACGGTAAACTAGATAATGGCGCATTTTATTCAACTCGAAGTAATATAGAGGAGAATACAGGTCTTACAGAACATCACCAAAGAAATGCAATTGAAACTTTAGTAGAGAAGGGCTTATTAGAGATAGTTAAAAAGGGTATGCCCGCAGTAAACTATTATAAAATAAACTTTGATGCGTTACTTTTACAGTTGTCAGAGGCGCAGACAACAAGTGCTTCATCCCGCAGACAACAAGTTGTCGAAGGCGCTGACATAAATAATAATAAAGAAACAATAATAAGAAATAAGAATACAGATATACATTCTACTATCGTAGAATGTACAGCCGAGGACGGCTGTAATCATTCAAGAAAAAATTCTTCATTATTACCTGATATAATTTTTGAGAAACCTAAAAAGAGTAAAAAAGCAAACTTATATGAAAAGTGTGAGGCATATATAATGCAATTCACAAACAATATTATTATGCAAGAGAAGTTAAAAGAGTATCTTGTAGCACGTTTAGAAATTGCAAGAGCCAAAAATAAACCATTCTACTATACAATGTGGCCACCAATAGTAAATGAGTTAAACGTTCTTGCAGAAGGTAATGTTGATATAATGTTAAAAATTATAAATCAGAGTATCAGTAAGGGTTGGGAGAAATTCTATCCATTAAAAACATATGAGAATGGTTCTAGCATGAAATATCAGGCTAGCGAGTCTACTGTAAGTACAAATAAGAATGCAGTCACCAATCTTTCTGAGATATCATTCTAATGGAGGTATTATGCAGAATGAAAAATGCTGGTACAAAGATGTTTGTACCGTAGAATGTACTAATAATTGTTTGCGGTATATCGAGATGAAATATCTAATGGATAACAGCGATATACCGCCAATGAGACAAATACCAGATAAGTTGACGCCGGAGGTACAAGACTTAGATGCGTTCACTAAATTAAATGATTTGAAATTAAATATAGTTGATTTTGTATCGTCTGGTCAAAATCTTTATTTGTGGAGTGAGCATACAGGTAATGGCAAGACAAGTTGGGCATTAAAGTTGATGCTTAAGTTCTTTGATGAGATATGGGCAGGTAATGGTTTTAGAGTAAGAGGTAA